ATAAGCCCATGGCACTAATCCTCACCCCCTCAGAGGAAAACTCTGAAAACAATTCTACGCGAAACATCCAGACTTGTCTATATATCCTTGCTAAACTTTTCTTCTTTAGTCCAATTAATATTTTATTTAATTTCGGTTTTCTTAAGATAGTAACGGGAAGGAAAAGTGTTAATTGCGTGCTCAAGGTGACTACTATGAGTCACGCTTTTAACAGGGTCGGTTTACCGGAGGCGGAAAGCTGCCATGGAATTCAAGGCATCTTCATTGTTACGCGTGAAGACGACATGCATTCGATGTTTCCCAATAAGTTGAGTCATCGTACGGGCAGACTCGAACTTCTTAACCAGGGACAACAACAATGCATACGGAGTACCCGCGATAATGTCGTCCAATAGAGCAGGAACGACTGCAACGCTTGTTTCCAAGATAGCATCCGCGAACGCGGCTAAGTCCATCTTCTTAGCAATTGCCAAGAAGCGATGAGCCACGTTGGACAAAGTCCGTTCGGACAAAGCCTTCGCAATTTCATGCTGCAAGCGAGTCTCACGCATAGCATATTCCGCGACCGGAACCGTTTTAGGCGCCAACAAGATTGCGCTATTCGACTTAAGCCCGACTTTCTGTCTCAACAAAGCAATGACTTTCTGCTTGTATTCAGGGTATGCCCTAGCGAGCTCCTTTATCGCGGAGATCCCTTCAGTCAACCCATCACCAAGCAAATTCGTTGCCATGCCTAAAACATGAGCCACGCCACAGCCGCCTAACGCTCTCGGAGTGAACAAGTATAGAACAGCAGCCTTTGCGTCCATCCATTTATTGACACCATAAGATCGAAGGAGTCGGCCCATCAGGTAAAAACCGACGATCATACTACCGACCATATCCATCCCTGCTTTCATAGCTCCTTGGACGCCCGAAAAGTAGGTGTTAAGTCGTGCACACATAGTCTCATGAGGCTCGAAAGCCGTAGTACCAACGCGCATGATCGCACGGAGGCCATACGTGATTTTTCTGCCACCGAAATAGATTTCATTCAGAAAGATGGCAAAATGGCTACTCAAATAACACTTACTACGTTCCAAGCGGAACCCAAGGCACGTATAAGTTTCTTCGACTATATCCACGAAATGGAGGAAACGTTCCCTGCCGCCTTCTTGTACATCCTTGAAGGCCGCCAATCCGTCATCGATATAAGCACACAACTCAACCGTGCGCTCTTCGCCCGTTGCTCTACGATACCGGTACACGGCATATCCCATCATTGCGCAATGCATAAAGGTCATTTCTTTGCCATTATAACCTTCGAAATTGGCTTCTATGTTGGTGTACGCCGCTTCATATCCACGTTTGTTCAGAATCACAGTAGCACCTTCGTTGATATGGTGCGCACGTGAAAACTCGGCCCTGTCAAAGACCTCGCCGAACAAGTTGTGGACATAACGCTGGATATAGGCAGGCATAGCAGGGCTCCAACGACTAATGTCGAAGTTGAGGTAGAAGACTCGTGCATCGCCAATTAACTGCGGTGCAACCATCTTCATAGTTTTTCTCGAAGTGAACTCTGGGGTCTGTCCGATCATATATCCAGGAGCATGTAAAGCAACCCGGTGTACATTCTCCTCCATTTCTGACTGAGCAAGTCTGTCACTGAGGTTTCCGATATAGAAGATCCGAGCGATTGCCTTGTGCGCTTCCATTTTGAATCCAGCTCTATGGACATGGCATTTCCGCCCTAAAGCAAGGCGGGCCGAGCGCGCAGTTGGGCACTTGTTATCAAACAAGTACCGTAACAACATATTTCTCGTCTTGATATCAGAATCCTCGTCTGCCATCGCGTCGTCAAAGTCTTCTTCGCAACATGCCGAGTCTTTCCAAGACACGACAGACTCTTCGTGACGCTCTACGTACTTTTCGACACCGGTAAAGTCGATTTGGTCATACTTAGCAAGATCCTTTGGGAAGACACCACGTTCAGCATATGCCCGGAACCATTTCGGAACCACGGGACCAGTGAAGCGGCCTTGCCCTTTCCCACCATGAGCGTTCGCCAAGGTAACAGCCATGTGTTTCCGAAGGTACAGGCGAAATTCATCCATAGTAGCAGGATTTTCGCCGTCTAACTCAGTAGGGACATTAGGTTTCTTGATATCTTTCGCACGGTCACAGAAAGCTTCACCAATGTCATAGTCAGGCGCAGGGAGGAGTTTGTACAAGCGTCCGATATCCTGCGCGATATCAAACGGGCACCTTTTCAAGACAGTAAGGTACCTTTCCATCGGAATCATATGCGAGTGTCCTTTCTCGCGGATCTCACGGAACATAGCCGCAGTCCCAGGATCAGAAAGTTCTCCAGCAGCCATAGAAAGATAGCCATTGAAGATCTTCCGGAAATTCCGACAGAGCACATTTGGATCACCATTATCCGCGATTGAATTGACTAACGCTTTCTTGAGGATAGCCAGCATAGATGCTTTGAAGCCCGCATATTCACCAACGTCCGTGTTTGCAGTGGTGCCCCACACGG